GGCAGCGTCAGATGTGTATAAGAGACAGATTAAGAATTGTTCCCATTAAGCTGCGACACGCCGGGCTGGTTGACATGTGCTGTGTTGTGTGCTACGTGAGTGTGTGCGTTAAAGAATTGTCGTGTTTCGGCGTGTCGTGTTTGTGTACGTGCTATATTGTAGGTATCAGAAAAAACAACATAAAAAGAAACGGAGCAGAAAAAATGAGCAAAGTTGTTGACTGGAATGGGCGTGAAATTGATTTTGATGCGGCGGTGGCTCTTATGGATGATGATATACGTGAAGAGCTTCATGAAGAACTTAGCCCGTGTTCTGCTCAACGTTTTTTCAACGCGTATCTTGAACAGCATTATGCGGACTATGGTGAAGAGTTTAGGCTGTGAAATAATAAAATGATTAACAAGCATATTTGTATGCGTGCATTTAAGAATTACCTTGCTGATTGTGGACTTGATGCATGTTGTCTTATGATTATGATTATGAAGAGGTTGCCCAGGCGGTGACTCGTAAGGGTCGTTGCTGTCGTGTGTATGTTGTTACGGTTGATAATGGTGATGAATAATATTCGTAGTATTGAGTGATAACAATATAGCCCGGTAATATTACCGGGCTATATTGTTATCCAACCACCTTAGTAGGGCCGAAATATATTTTGTTGGTATCGGTTTCGATTACGTTATCGGATATCTCCATGCCGCGTGCGTTGCCGCATGCGATCAGGTTTAGTACACAACCGCCGTTACGATATTTTACTATGTCGTTCGGGGCGAGTGATGGCGTAACCATGTATGTGAAGAATGCGCAACGGTCTGAGCATTCTATCTGTGTACCAGTATTGGTTATGGTTATTTTTCCTGTGCTGGGTACTCGGAGGCCACCGAAACCGGTCGGCATTAGTTTGAAACATGTGTAGTCGCCTGTGATTACTAAATATCCAGTTAGTCGCAATTGTCCGTGTTCGGCATCGTTTAGTGTTGTGGATATTTTTATCGTGTTGGGTTTGGTTATCATTGTAGCGATTTCGAAAACACTACATATCTGGTTTATTGTTGTGAACTTTGGTTTAAGCGAGTCGGCGGCTATTTCTATGGTTTGCGCGATTTTTGCGGTGTGTCCGCCGATTGTGTGCGGGGTTGCGTTACTTGGGAACGATACCCAACCGCCCCAATTGAGATATGATGTCGCGTCGTCATTGCAGATCGAACGGGCGCATGCCCATAGATTGCCCTCGTTGTCAAATTCGCCGGCCTCGTATTCGCCGATACGTCTCGACATGAGTAGATCGGTGGCCATACAATTGTACCATTGCAGTGTTTTGGTGCGTACGTCGTAGATGTATGCGAACATGCGTGTCGTGTATCCGAAGATCTTGTTATTGTATGCGCTGATGCCCTGTCCCATGAAGTCCGCACCCGTTGGGCGGTTACCTATGATAGTGGTGCTGTAGTCGGTCATGTTTATTTCGTAGATGTTCGGGTTGTTGCGGCATATGCAATATACTTTGTTGGTGATCGGATCTTTGGTGATACCGGCTATGCCGTGTAGCGATATGGGTATGTTGACGCTGTTGTTGAAATTGTTATCGTATGCCAGTATACCGGTATAGTCGGTTGTCCCGTCTAAGGTGATGGGTGCGACCCATATAGGCGTGCGGGGCGTTTCGCTTATGTATGCCATATCGTTGAAGTGCCCCGCGTTGATTGTTTTGTCGGTGGTTATCGCGTTGCTGCCCATATCAACGATTACGATCTTTGGTTGTCCGCCGGCTGCGGTAATGTTATTGCAGCCGAAATACACGGTGTCACCATGTTTAAGTGTTGACTGTGCGCCGTAATTGTGCTCGATGAAACGTGCTTGTATGGTCATGCCTATAACTGTGGATATATCGCCGGTGCTTGCGTCATAGATGTTGTGTAGTAGTTTTTTTGCGTTCGTCGGGTTGCTTGCGTTAAGCGCGGTTAGTGTTTGATTGGTGTTGTTGATATTATTGTTGGTGTTGTTGATATTATTGTCGGTGTTGTTTACCCAGTTTTGCGCTTTTTCGTCGGTATCCCAGCCGATTGCGTTGAAGCGGTTAAGTGCGTTATTCGCTTTTTCGGTTGTAACGGTCAGATCGTTTGCGGTGGTGTCTATTTTGTTTTTTAGGGCACTTGCGGTGTTGGTGTCGGTTACGCCTAGTGCGGTGAGATTGCTGGTTATGGTTTGTGTTTCCGTCATCGCTTGTTTGGCGCTGTTGAGTGCAGCGGTGGCGTTGCCGTTGATCGTCAGCAGTGTTGCATCGATCGTGCGTATTGCGCTGTTGTATTGGTCGGTCAACGCGGCGGGGTCGCCGGTGTCGTATAGATCGAGGTTAAAATTATCGGTTGTGTTTGCCATGTTTAGGCCTCCTTGCGGGTGTCGGTTGTGTGGTGTATTTGTATTTGTATGTCGAGCTGGTGCAGTTTTTTGTCTATGAGTTGCATACTGCGGTTATATGCGTCGCGTAGGTCGGCGACTGAACCGGTGTCGTATAGTGGCAGATGGTTGAATGTTGTTTCGGTCATGTTGAATCTCCTTTACTGTATGGGCGGGTAGGGGTCGCCGTTTTGCGGGTCGGTCACGCGCGGTGTCGCGTCGTTGAATATGGTGAGATTGCCGATTGCGGCGGTTTCGTCGGTGCGGTGTTTTGCCATGTCGTCTACGGTCTTGGTGGCGACCTGATTGACGCGTGCGCCGAACACCGCGAGTTCGCGATACATGTTGCGCATGGCTATCTTGCTGTCTACGTAGGTGCCTTGTGTAGGGTCGTAGATCACCATTTTATCGCCAACATGCTCAAGATTGTCCAGCAATGCCGCCAATGTTTTTTCCATCGCGCTGACACGTGCGTCGACGCGGTTTTCAAACGTTTGCATGTCCGCACTCAGTTTGTTGATCGCGGTTGCGAGCGTGTCGAAATATGCCGTGATATGATCGTATTCGCATGCCAGATGCTTTATGATTTCCTCTGTGCTTTTTGCATCCCAGTAGAACGCCGGTATTACGGGCGTGTACGGCCATACGCTGTACAAGGGCAGTGGAAACATGTGTGTTTTGCCTCCTAATAGTTGTTTATGCCGACAGTCCAGAGTGGACTGAAGCATGCGTTTATGTGCTCCAATAGTAGCACGTCGATATCCACGTAATCGCCCTGGCGTATCGCCTTGACCTTGTCCATGTAGTTGCCGTTGGTCACGGTCTCATACTCCATGTCGGTGGCATTGCTTGCGTAATCCTGACCGGTCGCGAGCTGCGTCGCGGGGAAGTCCGAGAACACGGTGCGCGTCTTGTGCCACGTGTCGGCATCCGTCATGAATATTCCGGGGTTTCCGGCTGCAAGCTCGTAGAGCGGTTTGAGTACGGGCATTATTTCGGCGATGAGGCGCAACAGGTGCCGCCGCCATCTGCCCGGCGGCATCACGCCGAGTTCGCGATCATAATACCGGTTTTCGATCTTTGCGCAGCATCGCGTGTATTGTGTGTCGTCGTATGCGTCATCACGCCATGACCATTGCGGCGTTGTCCAGTCAACGCCACCGGCTACGAGCAGCTCCCCCAATGTGATCGTTGTCACGGCGTGATAATCGGGTACGGTTTCGCCCGGAACAAACGGCGATATCATGTCAGATGTCTCCATTGTCGTTGTCCTCCAGTGTTTCGAGGTTGGTCATGTAATTATAGTTTTGGCTTATGTTGTCCTGATTCCACACCACCTCGATGGGTGCATCCAGATATCGCGCAAAACGCGTGTTGAGTATGTCGCATGCGGCTCGGCGTTCCTCAAGCTCGGACAGTGCCCGGAGGTCGGTGGGTTCACCGTAATCGTTTATCTCATCCGCCGTCTGCCGCTCCATCTTCATGGGCAGGTTCTTGACACCCAGCGACTGATAAAAAGCGTTCCACGTGTTTTGTATGTCGTTCTGTAATTCCATGCCGATATAGTCAACACCGGTTCTGAGCACCTGCGCCTTCATCGCGTCCGTGAAACCGGGCGTAGCCATAATTGCCATCTCTCCGCCTGATATTTGCTTGATGACGTTAACCCCCGCTGTCTGCTGACCCGCCGGGACTTCCAGAATAAACGGTGTTTTCTGGTGGAAACGGTTCTGGCGGCGCGTCATGTACAGATCTTCAATCTCATGCGCGAAAAACTCAAGCGTTGGCACCAACGGCGTACGTGCCTTATTGCTATAGATAAAGACCCCGTTGGAGTTGTTTACGTCGAAATGCCACCCGTTTAGCCCGTAGGATGTCCATTTCCTCGGGCGGTAATACACGTTGAAGTCGGAACTGACAACGGCTTGTGTGGAAAAAAACACGCCGGGCTTGCTATGCGGATAGGCGATCGTGGCATATCCGTAGTACAGCAGATTATACTCCAGAAACCATGCGTTACACGTTTTGGGCAGATTGAGCCATTTGAAACGTGACAGTGCAATATTGAGCATCTGCGAATAAGCCATATAATACGCCTGTGTGTTGAGTTGCTGTGACTGCTGCCATACCGGCAGCCCTTTTTCACCGAGGGCAGCGCGGTTCGGCGGGCACTTATGCGTGCGTTTACGTCCCATATATAACACCTTTTTTCGCTAGTTGATGTTCGCGGCGAGATAATCGCCGCCTATTTCGGTGGGGTCATTCCAGATTGTAACACCCGCCGCGAATCGGTCACGTATCGCGTCCAGTGCGTCGTTGGGGGCGATGTCGTTGGTGAGCCACACATCATCAGCCCTCCAATACGTGTAATGTCTGCACGGCGTGAGATCCGGTCTGTTATAGAGTTTGTTGCTTGCTATGCCGTATCGCAACATGTACATACCGGCTTGTATCAACGCGCTTTTTGTCTGTGTGCGGACTTTTATAATGTACGCCCTTTGTGCCATTTCATCCGGCCACGGGTCGCCCGAGTACGCACCGACCGGCGCGGGGGGTTGATTGTACATGTCACGATACGTGTTCGTCGCATTGTCACGTGTTGTGAGCATACTGCGTTTCGCGTTCGTCAGGGTCTGATTACGCGTACGTGCCGCGTTGCCGGTGGCGGTGTCGTATGATGCCGAGGCGTTGCCGTTGGACGCGTTGACGGTGTTGGCGGTCATATCGGTAGCCGCCGCCGTTGCGAGTTGCATCGTTTTCACGGTTTGCGTGTTGGTGCGTGTCGTCGTTTCCGTCGCCTGTGTTTTGGCGTGCGCCGTCTGATCCGTATTGGCCGACGTGGCCTTGTCCGCTTTGGCATATGCCGCGTCATTGGCCGCCTTATTGAGTTTTTCGCTGTTTGTGATGGCGATACCTGTATTGTAGCCTTGCAACGCTGCGCCGCTGATGGCGGTCGCTAGACCGGTGGCGGCACCGCCGCTTGCAACGGACAGCGCCGCACCGCCGATCGACCCTATCATGCTTGTGACGGATGAAATGGCGTTCGTTTGCGTATTCGTGACATATGTTTCGTTCATGAGCGTTACATCCCAGTCACGATCGGTTCTTATTTTGCTGTTCGCGGTTGCGGTGTCAGCGTCGAGGCGTTTTGTCGCAGCATCGAGTATGTCATTACGCGCGTCAACGGTCTCATCTGATATCTTCTGATCGCGCAAGACTCCGCGTGCGGTGTTGGCCGTCTGCGCGGCGTTCGTTCGTGCGGTGTTGCCCCGTGCCGTGGCTGCGCTGGTGTTGGCGTTATCCCGCGCGGTGTTGGCCGCTTGCGCGGTGTTTTCATACGCGGTTATCGCGTTCTCACGGTTTTGTCCGATCGTGCGATTGTAGTTCGCTCCGCGATATGCGTCGATATTACGTCTTTGTAGCGCATACGTGGGGATATCGTATGATATGAGCGTTGTGACCGCGTCCGCATTGGGCAGATGTCCGCTTATGGTCTCGCCTGTGAGGTTGCTCACGGCGATAGTGGTGCTGCCGTCCGCACCGTATCCATCCAGATACGCGACCTGTCGCACGAGCGGATACGCAACGGATACCAACGTTCGCACGCTGAGCCGCCCGCAATCCTCGATATTGATTGTGGTTGTCTTGTCCCACGTGTCCGTGATCTCCAGTACGCTGTAGGGAGATACGTACAGTTTGGCCACGTCGGCGACTTCAGGCGGCATATCGAAATCCTCCGGGGTCAACGTGATGTCACTTAATGTGCGCTCCGTGTCTATGATGGTCATCCATGCGACACCGTTGACCATGACGGGCGCACTGGTACCGCGAACGCACATATCCGCGGACACCACGAAGCACGCGCCTATGCCCGAAGTGATATGCGGGTAGTACGCGAACAGATCATTAATGTATTCGCCGGTTATGTCGCTTGCACGTAGCGCGAACACAGTCCAGTTGTTCGGGGTGCGTCCGCGCTGTGACGCATAGGATGTGCCGAGCGTACGGCACCCGCTCACGTCTATGCCAGCGGTGCCCCACGTCCATGATGATACGGTACCGTCGTTCGCTCCGTAGACAGGTTCGGTGGCGGCTATGTCGGCACCGCGCGTGCGTGCCATCTCCTCCAACCTGATCGCGCCGAACGCGCACGCGAAACATATATATTTATCGCCGCCGGTCAGACTGGTGCTCTTGGTGTTGGTGATACGATTGTTCGCGCCACCGTAATTGACATCTGGCGCGAGCATGTCGACACTGTTTTCGCGCGGGTTGTCCAATAGCTTCGCGGGTGTCATCCCGACCAACGGCGCGTGTCCCCGAGCCAGCAACAGGCCGTTTATCGTCGTCGTATTGATGTAGTCCGTCCACATGTCGCGTTGCAATACGACGGTGGTCGTGTTGGGTGCCTCCGCCGTAATATCCGTGATGTAATAGTGATATCTTGTCTGGCAGTCCGGCTGCTGTAGCGGTGATTGCAGTATATCCGTTGTAAAATCCACCACGATATAGTTACAGCGTTGCGCGGTCATGTATGGCACTGGTATTTTGATGCCGTCCGTGTCGGCGCGGGCGATATACATGCTGGTGTCAAGATGCACGGTCTCGCCGTCCAGTGCGTCGAACCACGCATCACGCTCGGCATCGTCGCGGAACTTAACGGCATCGTGGCCGTCGTCACGCCATTTTACGTGACATAGTTTTATCTTGGTTTTCGATGTCCACATATTATAATCGTATGTGTTGACGTACTGATCATACACGTGTACGTCAGCGCCGGGAAACGCCGTGGCATTATCCAAGTGCGGAAATTTCATATATACCTCTTTTTTCGCAAAATAAAATCGGGGTGCCGGTGTTACCCGGTACCCCGATACTAGCATGTTACGACGCTACACACACTATTTTACGGTGAACGTGCAAGTCGCCTTGTGCGTCGTCGTCTCGCCGGTCGGGTTGACGTATGTCGCCGTACCCGTCACCGTGATAACGTCGCCTTCCGTCAGCCCGTCGCGCTGCACGTGCAAACGTGCCTGATCGTCGACAAACGTGTTGACATCGAGCGCGAACGGCGATGCAGCACCCTCAGCGCCCGCCGCGTGGGTTGCAGATACCTCATACGTGGCGGAGTTCGGCGCGACATCAATGGCGGTGCCGGTCGGTTCCACCGTCGCAGTGAGCTTCGGGGTGAGCTGGAGCACGTCACCCGCCTTGACATCACCCGTCTCCGGGGTCAACGTGAACCCGGTCACGGTCTGTGTGACCACCTTGATGGAGGAGCCCGCGTCGGTCGTGAACAACGCGCACGGGGTGAACGGCGACACACCGTAAACACCCCAATGATTAAGATACAGCGTGTTAGTCAACGTCTGCGGATTGTAGAACTGCGTAGTGCCGTACACGGTGTCACGCACCTGATACCAGTCGACCGACACAAGCAATGCCACAGCGCCCGCAATACCAAGTGTCGGAACCTGTATGATGCGATATGGGACATCCGCCTTATCCAGCTGAAACACCGAAGAGAGCGCGTCGACATCCAACGATGCGAGATATTCCGGCTCGATCAGTAACACCATTTGTTGAGGACTGGCGTACGTGGGAATATCGGTGACGTTGAGTGCGTTGTACTGTGTGCTTGGAAACTGCATGCGCCCGGCGGTCGAGCGCAATGCCTTGAGCAGCGTCTTAGCCGTCGGCTCGTCGCTCGGCACCTTGTCCAGATGAACCTTATAGAAACCAAGATTTTGCTCGTAATGACGTACCAGCGCGAGCATTATATTCATCTCGTCGTAGTTGTCACTGTTGCGCGGGGTCTCCATGATCTGCGCAACGAAACGGTTCAGGCCGAAATCGTCCACGAATGCCTGACGAAGTTCGTTATCCGTCCACGATATCGGGTACTGATCGCGGCGGTTCTGTTCGTAGAACCACACGGCGGCTTCCGGTCGGTGCATCTTCAACAGCTCTTCGGCATCGTCCTTGTATCCGTGCGCCTTAATCCATTTCACTGCGATTTCCTGTACCGTCGAACCCCAATACAAGTTCTCTTTTTTGAAGACGGCAAGATGGTTCTTGAATGGTTCGTTTTGCGCCATCACCGTGAGGCCGATACGATTAACCATGTTCCACACGCAATCATTGAGGTATTGCCGGTTCATTGGGTCGAACAGGTATCGCGCGGTGTTCGCGACACCGGTCTGTGTGGCGCTCGGTATGCGTTGCTGATAGTCGTCGGTGCCCTTCAGCCGCACCTTGTCCAATATGGTCGCGTTATCCACTGCCATAACATCCTCCTATAGTATTAGAGTGTGTAATCGAGGTTTTCCAAGTCGTCCGCCGCAGCTTGCGCGATTGCTTCCGCCGCGTCGTCATCCGTTTCCCTGACGGTCGCCCCGTTTTCGACCATCTGAGCCACGGAGTCGATGAAATTATCATAGATGCCGTCTATGCGTTTGTTCATCGCGTCCATCTTGTCAAGCAGACGTGAAAGCATGTCGCGTAGATCATCGAACTCGCCTACGCGGTGTGCTTCATCGGGGGTGAGGTCATCGTGTTCGGCGGTGTCCCTTTCCTCGGTGGTTTCGTCATCCATTATTTTTTCCTTTCATATATGAAAAAGTCGTACCGGCGAACGAATACCGAACCGGCACGACTTAAGATTAGCATACTTGCAACATGATTCATAACGATGAGCGGCGCGTTTTTCCCTCACGGCCATATCATTGGCGGAGTCAACCGTGGTTATCAATGATAATGTTTTATCGCCCCTCGCTACGACACCTTGCGTATGCCGTAATTATTTTACACCAAAATTTCTAAGCATTGCAATTACGGCGTGTTGTGTTATCACCGTGTCATAACGTAGATATCCTAATGCATAATATGACGTAAGATTTCTGATTAAGTCTTTTGCGACACCCGCCGTAAGATAATTAAGTTTATTATCATCCGTCGTAATTGCGAAATATGGTACATGTGTACCCCCGTCATATTTTGCGGATATGAAAACATATCCGCAACGTAAGTCAACATAAACGCCATACTCATGACGCAACCAACGGAAAACATAAGTAAGTTTAGCGTGTTTGTGCGGTTTTTCAATAAAATCAGTGTCATGGTGTTTGAATTTATTTTTAGCGGTGACAGCATCGTTATTTTTCATCATGCGTCCCGCTACTGTGTTTTTCGTTTTCTGTTCAGCGTATTCAGCGTCTTCAACATAATCGAACACACACGTTTTACCATCAAGCCAATGCAGACCGAAATCAGGTTCTAAGGGCACATCATAATGTTCAAAATATGGGTTATATGCGTCGCACGCATTACCTAATAAAAAAATTCGCGGCTTACGTAGCTTGTTATCGTCGGCGCGTTCGCGCGTGACGGTGTCTACAAGATTGGCTAATTGTTCATATTCGTTGCGCAAATAATGGTGATATATATCATCAGGTTCTATGATAACTTCGTCCATGCAAATATTACGTACATTAACATATGTGCTTTTTTTCTTCTGCTGCTGTAATGATAATGGAATGAAATAACCACATGTCCGCCATTTTTTATCACCATTACGACATATTTCAGCCACATTGTTACGTACTCTAAAATCGTAGCCGGGAAAAATATTGTCTTTTATTATCTTGTCAAAATATTTTGCCGCAACGTCGTTGTTTTCTTCTCGATACCTTGTGACCTCAACAAAACAAACATTGTTTTTAATATAGTCCTCTACCATGTACCGACGTACACCGTACGTTTTACCGAGACCGCGCGCACCGATTATAAGATTGACATCCGCGTTACGCGGCAATATCTGAGTTTTAAGCCTGTCATAGTAGTATTTCGCCATCCATGCTCACAATCCTTGGTGTTCCATCCCGCAAAACCAATTCGCGCGGTATCGTGTTCACAGATCTATTATACACAGATCGCAAATACGTTATGTTCTCCGCATTCGCCTGTTTGTCGGACTCGCCCAGCCATCGCCCCGACGGATACAGCCCGATGGCCTCCGGCGTATCCACATGCGCCGTCTCGCCGCGATAGTCCGTGACATCACCTGTATAACGATCGCACACATGCGGCCTATTGCGTTGCAAGGTGTGACATATCTCGTAAACCACCAACACGTCATAGCCGAGCGACATTTGTACGGTTTCCGCGAAACCGTGCCCCGCATGCATGACATCGGCCACGAAGTCTTCAATGGTGTACATGCCGTCCGGGCGCGGGAGCCCGGCGCAAGTGACATGTACGCGCCCTTTCCCGTCCAGACTAACACGTGCCTTGTTCCACAGTTCCATGTGTTCGGCGTAGCGCGTGGCACCGCCGCAGTCCTCAACCTCGAACCTGCCAATATGGTCTAGCGTTGAGGCCATGTCGGGCGCGGTGTTTCGGACACGTCGCATGGTGTTGTTGATCGCGTTTTCGATCGCGTCATGCAGCGGTTTGAGCGCGTTCAGCAGTTCCACGTCGCTCACGTCGTCATCGCAACTGATTTTTAGGCTATCGGTATCGCCGCCCGTGACCGTTACGCGTTCGCCGAAATGCCGGTATATCAGCATCATGGCTATCATTAGGTGCATTCTGCTTCCGGCTACGATTCGCATACCGTATGTGTATAGTACGCGTGGTGTTTTCGGGCGTTTTTCCGCGAAACTCTCGGGAGTGCAGACAGTGGTTTTATCGATTTCGAGTTCGCCGGTTTCCGCCACGCGATAATCGGCCTTCATTACGTCTTGCGCTTGTGTGCCATAAATGCCGTTGAATTGCCCCTTGACGGTCGACCCATAATAGGATTGCAAAAATTTCATGCTCAGTTCGCCGGTTTTCGCGTCATGCGCGATGCCCTCGGGGATGGAGTCGGGAATATCGCCCACGTACGGCGTCCCCTCGGTGTATCCCTTGATCAGGTTTTTGACATCGGTTTTGCATGCAAAAAGCATGTTAGATTGCAGCGTGACGTAATCCGGCGGTATTATGGTTTTCGTGGTGCTTTCCCCGTACAATACACGCATGTCATCATATTCATACACTTGTGCGACATTCCATAATTCAATCTCGTTGACGTGCAGCACGCACTCGTCCGCGCTGTACAATTTGCCGAAAGCGTATACCGGGTTAACGGCGCTGTCCACATAACCGTGCGCACGGATACTGTTATCCTGAGCCTTCGCACGATCGTTGTTACTGTAATCAGTATCCGCGTGCAATGTGCGCACGAATTTCGACCGGGGGCATATCGCTATGCCCCACGCCGCGAAACACGTGTCTTTGCGTAGTCTCAGACCGTTAAAGCGTACGGCGACATGCAAGCCCACGCGAAAGGGGTCATCATAATGGCTCAACACGTCATCAAGCGACGTGGCCGCAATGCGCTCACAAGCAATCTGCAACAATTCAGGCGGTGCAGACGCGAATTTAACGGGTAGCCTACGCCCATTGATAAACGCGTGATGCATCGATGTCACATCCAACGACGCGACATTATCCACGACAACATTAGCCGTCTGCGCACTCGTAAACGTCAGGCCACCGCGAAAACACGCCTTGCGCAATGCATAGGATTCATAGTTTTTCGGAAATTCCTGGTTACACGTCATCTCGAAAGCACGTTGCAATGTGATTTTTTTACCACCTTGCAGCGTGACGCGCCGCCCGCCGATTTCACGACGTGCCATCTGCCGCACAAGAGATGTCTTGGTCAGTACTCGACTCCCGAGCATATCGGAGGTCAACCAATGATTAGCATGCAATAACCATTGCAGATATTGCGGTATCACCTGCACGTCACGTCGGGCGTAAAACAATTCATCTTCGGTCAACGGCGTTTCAGGCGTGCGTACAAGCGTATAATCCCAGTCGCCCACCGCCTTGGGCAGACCGCACGTCTCCCCCATCGCACGCAAACCGCCCATCTCCAGATAAAACGTATCCCAAAAGCGACACACCACGTTACCATCAACGCATAGATCGAGCGTGTACACGCTTGTCGCGGTCTGCGCGTTTACGCTGATCGTATACGAGCTCGTCAACGCCAGCATGAGTGTTTGCATGTCAAACATCAGATTATATGCCGCGATTACCGGTACATAATCATGTTCGCTACCATACGCTATAAGATCGTCGATATATGCAAGTGCCTCATCAACGTGCCGATAAAACCGTACATCATCCGAAGTAGGATCGTAAGACTCCAACGATGTATCTCGCAAATCGTTAAAGATATACAATATCGGATAAGCACGTGTTTCGACACCATGCGATATATTAGCCGTCTCAGTATCAAAAATCGCAGCTAGCCTGAAATCTTTACGCGCCGTCATCGTATTACGTCCGGTGTTACCGCTATCAACCATATCGGACTACCGCCATCGACATCCGTATAATCCTCTAAATCCCCGACATGCATACGCATGCGCTTAGCATATTGCAGCGCTTGCTCGTTGCGTTGCATGATAGTGTCGAACAACTCACTCAATGAGTCGGCATCATAATCACGCATGATGACCTCCAAACGTTTCTCAGGCGGTACATCCGGGCGTTGCCATATATTTTGTGTGTACCGCCAAAAGATTTTGACCTTTTCGCGACCGAGATCGCCCAACGCTGAGGGTGCCCCCTTGGAGGCCATGCGCATTTCCTGTCGAAAAATGTTAAACGAGCGTCGTCGCTCTCCACGTTTTCCGCCCCCGCCCTTCACGGTTTCAATCTGCCGCACCAGCTTAGCGGCGTTCTCCATCGCCCGCGCGTATGCTTCTGCCCGTAATTGTTTGTTCTGAATACGTCCGACGTATGTCTGTTTCAGGGCTGTTTCAAGCCGTTGCACGTACATCATTTGCGCATGCCGTTCACTTTCGGGCATTCGCGGTGTAATGCTCTTGCGTATCGTGTTTATCGCACGTCGCACACGTTTGCGTTTCGCCGTCAGGATGTCGGCTTGCTTGCGTGCTCTGGGCATACATACCACCACCTACGATAAAAAAAGGGTGCCATAACCGGTTATGGCACCCTCATACAGTTTCAACGTTCTGTTTTTTTCGCTTTTTTCGTATTTCACTTAATTTCGAGGGACTTGAGCGAGCGACCGCCGCCGAGCGCGGTTTGCTTGACAGCAACAGTGAGCCCGTCCGGCGTGTTGAAGTCTGGGAACATGTCAAAAATGTCCAAGACGCTCCGATAAATGCCCTCCGACTGACTGAAATACGTCTTACCGTCCTTTGCGAACAAATAGACATTAGCGCATTTCTGCCCCGTCTGGGAACGGACACCCGGCGTGACGTATGCGCCCGTGACGGTCAACGGTTTATCACCCAACGATGCAAGCGATGTCGCCGTATTTCGCGCGTTGATGATGGCGCGTTTCCCATCGAACGTGCTAATATCCATTGTGCAGATGCACCGATAGTTGTTCACAACGGCTTCCATTGCCTCATTCGTGGTATTATTCATCTGTTCAATTTCCTGTGCCATGATTGTATCCTTTGTCACTCGTTATCGTTGTCGTTGTCGTTGATAGGTGTCGCGTGCCGGAAAAACGTCTCGGCGGGCATTTCGTAAACCGTTTTAGCTACCTTGAGGTCATCCACCAATACATTATACAAACCGGCCTTCATCAACGCTTTCACGGCTTGCTCAGCAGTACGAATATTACCATCAATAATAATATATTGCCGATTGCCGTCACGATCAATATACGTAACCGTGCTAGTGGCACGCGTCTTTTTGATATTCCTCATTATATTTCCTTTTTCTTGATTTATCAACGTTTTACGTTGACGTAAAAAATATTACACAAAAAATCGGCGCACGCAAACGCGACACGCCGACTTTAACATATTAATGTATCAATAACGCAAAACCTGACCCGGATAGATCAAGTACGGGCGACTAATCTTATTAATCTTAGCGACACGCGGCCACTTAGACCCAAAAATAGACCACAAGCACTCACCAGCCCTAACGGTATGAGTACGCACAGGTGCAGTAGATACGTTATGCTTGTTCGGTCGCTTGTGCGGGTGTTTACGTTCACCAATCGCGTAAGCGTTCCACTGCCACCGTGCGCCCCTGAAATAATCAAGGTCGATCGCACCGGCATAACCGGCAACACGTCCATTGCCCGTATACTGGCGCATGGCCTCACCATACACGCCATAACGCCACGGGCGCGACTGCCAACCAGTAACGGCATTGGATGCGTATTGTGCGACCCATACCCCGCAATGACGACGTACATACGCGCTAAGCTGCCACAAACCGCTCGCCGGTATATACACGATCGGCCACACGCGCGTACGCTCGTACACACGACGCACCCAACGATCAACCCACGCGCCATTACCAAACTGGGGGTTGTCATCATGTTCCCAGTCCAGCACGAGCACCGCGCGGCCAACATACTTCGTCACATGATCGACGAAATAATCAGCTTCACGACGCGCATCATTGCCCATTGCATAATGATACACGCCTATACTCTTACCCGTGGCCGTCGCACGCACAAGCTGATAGTCCGCAACCTGACTGACACCATTGCGCAAACACGTATTGTTAAAACCGCCAACACCCCACGTGACCCCGGCCACGACAAAATCCGCGTTAAGCTTACCCGTGTCTATATTGCACTGCCAGTTGCTCACGTCAACACCACGCATATCCGCACGCGCGGACGGCGCAAGCACCAACAATGATACACAAAAACATGCAATTACACTACGCAACACGCGACGTATCATCATCACCACCGTTTTCCTTCCGCAGCAAGCCTATAAGCTCTTCCGTCAACACATTATTTTTCGTCACAAGATCATTAAAATTTCTAAACGTCGTGGCAATAAACCACGCCATAGCACAACACGCCACAATCGGAAAACCAATACTACCGATCATGCTCACAACATCATTAACATTCATAATACCTCACTTAAAAAGCCGTGACGTATCAGACAATACGCCACGGCTTAATATATCATTAACAATAAACAAGTAGCCTATCCGGGAATCGAACCCGACACGCACATCTTATAAGGATGCCGCTCTAACCACTGAGCTAATAGGCCATCACCACACCTCACCCCGCCCACAACCCCCACCGCATCAAATCAACAATATCACGACAATGCATAAACACATAATCAGACACAAACGTATCATATGCAAAACACTTCGCACCCATACGGGCAGCAACCTTAGCACGACGTTCGCCATAAAACCTATAGCCCTTGATATAGTCACATTTATTACACTTACAATACATGATTAATCTCTCTCTCTCTAACAAAGATGTGTTAGCCAATCACCTGTTAACCCGATAACCCAAACACACCGCACCCGGAACATAAAACACCCCATCATCTAGCACATCCCTAAACCCGTACGCATCAATGCAATCGACAAACCGAAATTCCATTAAGCAATCGGACGCAATATCGACGAAATAAACGAACACATCATAAATACTATTTATGTTAAAATCGATTGAATTAGATAACGCTTTAAAATTCATGAAACTCATTTTATTTCTCCCTTATTTTTCAATACCATTATTAATTACAGCGCGTCAAACGAACGTAAAACCGTTGAGCACACAATTTTAGTACGTACATTCTTAGGCCAATCAGCAAAACGACGTGCCATAACAAAATCATGCGCAGCGAGATAACAAAGCATCAAAATCAATTTCACGCCCATTCCAGTCAACAACTTTGCTCATTTTTTCTGCTCCGTTTCTTTTTATGTTGTTTTTTCTGATACCTACAATATAGCACGTACACAAACACGACACGCCGAAACACGACAATTCTTTAACGCACACACTCACGTAGCACACAACACAGCACATGTCAACCAGCCCGGCGTGTCGCAGCTTAATGGGAACAATTCTTAATCTGTCTCTTATACACATCTGACGCTGCC